CTGATCTGCTGATCCATGGCCTCGGTGATTCCCTTCAGCTCATTGAACGTTCGTGTGTAGAGCAGTCCTACCCTGTCGGCATGGATTGGCCTGTTGAACATAGCATCTATTGCGTATGTGGGAGAGGCGGGTAATTTGGAAGGGTCGAGCAACCCCTTCTTAACCATCTCCGCGTTTGCTCTGGACATGCCTTTCTTGTAGGCACTGTCTATGTAAACCTTCTCCCAGTTGCTGTGTCCGACAATTTTCCGTCCTGCCTCAGCGTAGTGGACTTCGAGAATGTTCTTGTCCACTTCTGTTTCCAACCAGGACATAAATCCGCTGACCTTATCAGTGGACGTTTTGAATGCGAACTGTTTACGAGGAATTGCAGCCAACCCGACCGGATGTTCTTTTTCAAGGTCAAAGCAATCGTTAGTAATTATGGATTCATTTATCGCTTGTCTTACCTTGCGGAATCTCCGAGTCAGGTCAACCGCAAACTGGTTTCTTAAAACGGTTGTATGAGTAGGGTCGAAACGGAGGACGGCATTCAGCGCAAACGCGCCGAGGATCGCTAATGGACTGACTGCATGAAAATGTCTGTTATGCGTTTTCATTTATTTCGGTCCTGTTGAATCTTCCGGCTCTAAGTAAATCGTCCACCAAATGGTGAAAGCAATCGCGCCTGCAAGGATTAAAATTGAAATTAGAATCATTCCTCATCAGGCTCCTCGTCCTCAGTCTCAAGTCCGGTCGCCTCTTCATCTTCTTCCCTAATGGTCTCCACGACGTCCCCCAACATCGTCTCTGCCTCCTCGTCAGTATAGCCTAAAATCGAAACAAGAAACACCTGAGGCGGCATTATAGCGGACGCTCCCGATTCCATATACTTGGACATGGCCTCTGTTAGGTTTTTGGCTATCTCCGCCTTCTCTTTGTCGTCGAGTGCCCCTATGTCCGGCCATTCAACTATGTACCCGTCTTTGGGCTTGGGAAGAACGCCTACCTCGATCAAGCGATCGATCAACGGAGTCAAAATGGAAGGGCCTGCAAAGTCTTTACGCCGTTCGTCAACCCGATTGTCCCAATTCCCCTTGTCCTGTGTACTGGCAAGCTCTCCCCTCTCCGATCCGGTCAATATCCTAACAGGGATTCCTGTGGCGCCGGAGATCAATTGAAGCTGAATCTCTATATGGAATTTAGGATTGGCTACCTGTGTATCGAGTTGGTTGGCTTTTATTCCCTGAAGACGCAGGACACGAGTGAGTCCATGCATGTATGCTTCTATTTCGTCCTCAAGAGCAGCGGTGCCTTGCAGAGCGGTACCAGCATCAGCTTCTAAGCTCATGCCCGGGAAACCTCCACGCCAGAACATCTCCGCACTACCGCCGGTGATCGTTTCAATATCCTGCAAGCGATTGTACACGCACTCCAGCCGGGGCGTTCCGTACACGTCACTCTCGGTACATCCTTCCGCTATATGAAGGACCCTGCTCCAATGCACTCTCTCCTGCTGGGTGGTGGATGTCTTCCCTCCACTATTGACGTTAGCCACCCCCATTTGCAATTTGTAGTACATGGGAAGACCATACCGTTTGTCCTTCCTGTCCGTCACTATCATATCAATCGTGGCGTGGTTCTCGGCATAGGGTTGAAGGTAAAGAAGCTCTTTGGCATTCTCCACTGGCTGGTCCATGGGCTTGCCATCATCGAACCCCATCAACAGAACTCCGTACCTGCCGATGCCTGTAATCTTATCCACCCTGTTCAAATAATGGTAAACAGGGACGTCCTTCAAAAGTAGATCCCACGCCTTCTCGAACTCCGTCTCCTTCTCGTCCTCAGTCTCGTAAACGTCGGGGGCTCCACGCCATGTGGCGTCCGGATAAGCACTCACTATCCGCTTGGCAATGTCCTGCCGAGTGAAGCGGCCTTTGTATCTCGAAAACGTGATCGTGAATGGATAACCGCAAGAGGTATAAAGCTCCCGATCGCCGTCAAAGGATTCCCCAAGCTGTGATGCCAAGGTAGCTCGTGAAGCAATCACACTGGTGAGCTGCTGGAGTTTTTGAACTAAACCAGCACTGAATTTGGATATGCCCGACTCTTTCTTCATATTATCTACCTCTTCCCCACGTCCCGGCAATCTTTTGCACGGCACACAATTTGTTCAACGCCATTGAAGCGGAGTCCACTTGGTCCTTGTATTTTCCATTTGGGAATAATTTATGTTCGTCTATAAAAACTTTGTTCCACTCGCCTACGATAAGCTTCACGTTCTTCCCCTCCACTTGAGCGGAGTACGGCTCAGCCCTCGTGACCTTGTCTCCGGTTACCTTGTCCGCATGGACGTCGTATCCAGCCAAGCCGGCGATAGAACTTTCCGCACTCTCCTTACCCCCACTACCCGGCTCCTGCTCCACCCATATTACCACGTCCGTACCATCCATTAGAGCAGTCTGCCTTATGATCGCTTCCCTTTTTCCCGCCGACCACTGACCCCTTACAACGTCCTCGACCACAAACGAGCCGTCCTTCATTTTATGCATCAAGACTCCGACAGTGTATGCCCCTTTGTCCGTACTCCCGGCCTTGTCCCACGCACGGATGGACTTCTCAAGGGAGAAGCTGCTCTTGTTAATGGCCTTCACAAATTGGAAACCGTCAATCGGGAACATACCGCCTTCGCGAGGGGTAGGGCGTTGCTGTAACTGACCAGCTGATGCATAAAGGCCGAGGTCGCCTTCCATTGAGGACAGCTCTTTATCCCCATACCGCTCCGGCCATAAGGGCTCGTCTATCTTGGTGCGGGGATCTTTGAAGCTTAATGGGGAGATGCTTCTGTTTTCACATTCGTATCTGGCTGGCAAACATAAATGGACCCAGCCCTTCTTTGCAAGGACATGGCCGGACAAGTCGTCCTCGTGGATCCTTTGCATGATGATAACGTAGGAGCCGGTCTTCGGATCATTGAGCCGGGTGGACATTGCATAGTCCCACCATTCCAAAGCACTCTTCCGTACAGTCTCGGACTCACCGTCCACCACGTTATGCGGATCATCTATGCAGTTATGAACCAGAACGCCCCCAGCAAAAAAGTTCCTATTCTTCGCTACTTGAAGATTATAAACCTTCTTGGCTTCACCCACCGATTTAATGCTTTTTATCTTTACGATCTTCATGCCGCTTTCCCTTGTTTCAAATGAGACAACTTGCATTTCAATCTCACTTCAGGTCTATTCATGGCAGCTTTCATTCTCTCGGAATGTCTCTTGCGATATTCAGGATCAGCCATCAGCTTCTTTATTTTATTGCCTATCCTAAGCCGTAAAGCAGGATTAGACATAGCCTTTTTACAATTGCTTTTTGCCTTCTCCCTATGTCCCGGTCTATTCCAAACAGACTTGTAGATTTTACTCTTCTCTTCATGGGTGAGTAGAACTTTTGGGAGATGACTTTTAGCATCGGGTTGATAGTGTGATTTACTTTGCATCTCTCGATATTCAAGATTTGTCCACAATCGCTTTACTTCATCTGACCGTTGCGTTTTTCTTTTCTCGTCCCAAACTTCCATCTGAATCTGATGCTGTCTCTTTTTATAGCCCTTGGTGGACATTGTTCTTTTCATCCGAGTAAGTCTTTTCCCCTCTGACATGCCGGAAGGATCCAAGACGCCATTCCCGCCAACGGTCGAATTATATCCATGAGGACGAAGCGTGCCTATCTCTTTGATATACTCCACCTCAAGACTCTTGGCCTCAGTATCAGACGAGCACCGCGCCAAGGTGCCGGTCTTCAATGAGTCTGTCCCGTATTTCCTGATGGCATAGGACAAGGTCAAATCAGATCCCCCAGCTGCCGCTTTGACATGCTGTCCGACTCGAACTCCGAGGGAATGCTTGGTCACCCCAACATATTTCTTCTTATTGGGAAAGCGTATGATGTAGACAACCCATCTCATTCTGCCACCCCGCATTCATCTCCGGACCTTAATTCCCCTGCCGCAATATATCCCCTGTTCTTTGTCCAAACTTCGTGATCAGCCGTGCATCTGAATACGTGACCGTCTTCCAGTTCAATTTCCAAGATCGCTTTGTTGGGCTGGAGGGGTTTCTCTGGATCGGGATATGTCTGTCTTGTTTCGATCGGCTGATATTCAATCACACCGTGCTCGTGTTCAAAACTCAAAACATTGACCGACAATTCTTTTACGACAATGTCCCCTATCTTCATCATTCCGTGGTCGGTCATTATTTCCTGTTCGTAAGGAAGGCAGATCTTCCCTCCACCCTCACCTGTCAACGCGCCTCCAACTGAAGTCGCTAATCTGTATCCACCAAAATTGTTTTCGAACCTGATCTTCGTATTCT